GGCGCCGGCGCGGGCCGCGCTGTCGTGACGCGTGGATGGTTGTTCACCAACACTTCGAGACTGCCGATGCTGATGCGTGATTGTTCTTGTCGGGTGGAATTGCCTGCTGCCGGCGGCAAGTGAACCGGCAACGCGGGCGGCGGCGATGGCTCTGATCTCGCTGGTCCATCTACGCGATCAACTCGCGGGATCGGTGTCGTGTCAGGCAGTAGGGTTTCGGTGTGAACGGATTTGAGTACTTGCTCTACTCGATCAGCAACGCGTGTCTCCGGTTGCGCGGGCGTGTCCGTAGTTGTGTTGGCCGATTCTTTTACGACCTCCGTGTCTGCAGCATGGACCAGCGGCGTTGGTTCGTTATTAGTCGTGAAATCTTCATGCGCAACCGGCGTTGAAGCACGCCTGCGGGGCGCTTCGGATGGCGCCGGCGCTGGAACGTTTGCAGTGCTGATTGGCCGTAGTGTTCGGGGTACGTGAACCGTAACCGGCGATTCGCTGCTTAAACGTTCGAAAGGAGGACGCGGATTTGGTCTCGGTTCGTGTGGTGCAACGCTCGAGGTCACTCGCGGGGCACTGGATTCTTGAGAGATTTCGGATTTGGTTGTAGAAGCAATCTCGGCGCTCTCCCGGGTTCGCGCCGGCGCGTGTGTTTCTAATGTTTCGAGAAACTGAGCCTCATCGCTCGCGAACGGATCTGCCGGTGCGACTGAAAAATCCCGTCCTGCCGGAAGCACAGGTGGACCACTAGCCGGCGGTTTAGCTGTAGCCGCCCGCCGCCCGGCTGAAGATGCAACGCGTTCGAGGTAATTAGCCATTCAGCCTCTCAGTCAGGCCGCAGTGTTTCGTTCAGCAGCGCGAGATAGCCGCGCCGGCGGTCGCGTTGTAGATTAAGAATTTCCGACTCGCTCCAGTGGTAATGAAGCGCGAGGTAGTGGACCTCACGCATCAAGTGACGACTTTGCGCTCGTATTTCAGAAAAGAAAAACGACGTGCAGTCGAATGGCGTCGTGAATGAATGCTCACACTCCGGACAGCTCAAATCGAGTTCGAGATCGACCTGAGGCGCGTGGGCGTCCATCTCAGCAATCACGGCCGCACGTTCTTCGCCAGTGAGCGTAGTACCGCCATCGGAGATCAAACACCGCGCGAATAAAGTTGCGACAGCCTCACCCGGCGCCAGATCCGCCACTGCTTCCTGATCAGCTCCGTTTGGCAATCGATAGCGAACCACCCGTTGCGCACCGCCGGCACGCCACGTGTAAGTCCTGGTGTCCTGTGGTCGCGGCTCGATCAAAATATCCTGCGCGAGAAACTCCACGTCCATCGCTCGCTTGCAGGCCGGACACGAAAACACCGCCGCAAAACGATCGCCCAGCGTCATGCGGCGCAGTTGCAAGATCAGGTAATCACGATCACCCACCAGCAACTTGCCGATAATCTCTGAACTCACCGACACACCTTCCAGACGCACAAAACAAGCGGAGAGTAGCTTCGTCACCAGGTGCGCACTGGGCGTGGCGGCATGCTGGGTCACCCATTCCTCTTCGCGTCCAGTCAGCGGACGCAATTCAGCGCGACCCAGCCTGCGACCATCATCCAGCACCAATCCACCGGGCAGATTGAAAACTCCGTCTGTTAATTGTGTGGCTTGCACGGGCTTATCCGATTCGTGCCGGCTGCGTCGGTTCAACTACGTCTCGATCGCGTTCGAACCATTCAAACTCCAACTTGATTGTCGTGATCGCAACGGCGTTGGCGCCCGCATCCAAATCCGGAAGTGCCTGATACTCCGACACCCAGCACCGATACAGGTTGTAAGAAATCGCCTTTTGTCCCGCTTCGTTAAAAACGTCGACGGTAATGTTTTTGCGAAACTCACCAAGGCTGGTAAGACTGTGGCTGGCGAAGTCGTTGACGAGATTGGCCCAGTCTTCGAATGCCGTGTCGTAAGTGATACCTGCCTCGAGCGTCACTGCCTGAAACGAAGTCTTCCCCGGCAGCTTGCGACTGGTAATGTTTTCTCCGGCCTCGCGAAATTCGACCATCTCGGTTGTTCGCTTGAGCGCGCCCATCTTGCTAAGTCCCGCCACATACTGACCATCCCACTTCACCTTGAAGCGGAACGTTCGATACGGATCGAAGCGATTAGTTTGTGGTGTCATGCGTGCCATCGTTCCTGTTCCTCCTTAATGGTTCGCTCACGCGACCGGTTGGTTGACCTTTTGGCTGAGTTTCAGGACCACGAATTCCGCCGGTTTCAGAGGTGCAAAGCCGACGAGAATGTTGACGACACCGTTGTCAATGTCCTGTTGTGTGGTGGTGGTGCTGTCGCACTTCACAAAGAACGCGTCGTCAGGCTTGGCGCCCTGGAAAGCGCCGGCGCGAAATTGCGTCAGCATGAAAGCGCGGATGTTGAGTCGTAAACTCGCCCACAACGGTTCGTCATTCGGTTCGAAGACGGCCCATTGAATGCCGTAATAGATACTGACGCGCAGGAAGATCGCCATTCGTCGTACCGGGATATAGCGCCATTCGGCGTCGCTCCCGATCGTCCGCGCACCCCAAACGACAATGCCGCTTCCGGGCACGGTGCGAATGACGTTGACCATCACCGGATTGAGTTGATCCTGTTCGGTGTCGCTGACGGTTGTTGCTACAGCGAGTGCGCCTGACACCCCCGCCTCGGTTCCTGCCGGAGCTTTGAAGACACCGCGCGAGTTGTCAGTACGCGCATAAATGCCGGCAACAAATCCTGATGGCGGTAACAAGATCAGCGGATTTCGACCACTGCCGATCGGATCCGCACCACGCACCCACGGGTAGTAAATCGCACCGTAGTCGCCTGCCGCTTTATCAATCGGAGTGCCGCCTTGTCCGGAGATCGCAAACTCACGCGCGCTGCCGGAGCCGCTGACCCTGATCACGTCGTCAGGTTGCGCACCGTCAAGACGGGCGGAATTCACGTCGGCGACTAAACCTACGTCAGCGATGTAAAAACAATCCTGAAGCGGGCGCTGGTTTTTGCAGTAAGCCAGTCCGGCATTCACGGTCGCAACGTCACCGCGACCGGGAATAGCGACGAGGTTAACGTCCGTGAGTTTGTCGAGCGCGCGCAGGCCGGTGCCGGCCACAGTGCTGCTCACTGCAGCAGCGCCAACGAAGTTGACAGTCGACGTATTGCCGTCGCTACCGCCCGTGAGCTGAGTCGGAACGGAATTGGCGGGACGTGCGGTGACGTTTGTCCCGACAGGAAATGCGATGAATTCCGAACGACTATTGACGAGCGTACGCACGTAATTCGGCGGGCTGGGATCGGTCGCGACGGCGCTGCGGAAAGTGACGTTGTCGTACGTCTCGACAACATTCGCGCGAGCTTCCTGGGCAGTTTTGCCAAACATCACGACCAGTTTGAAGTTGGCGGTCGTGTTGCCGTCGGAACTGTCTTCCGTTGCAACCCAGATATTGTTTCCCCACTCGCCTTCGTTCGCGGCCACGATTGGTAGTGAACTGGCAGGCGGACTCAGTGGTGGACTGGTGATAGAAACGCGTGCAAGACCAACTCCAGCTGGAGCTACGCGAACGATATAAAGTCGCCGGCCGCCATTCTCATAAAAGGAACGGACGGCGTAAGTGAGAAAGCTGTCGCGGCGGAAGCCCCCGAACTGCCGAGTGTAGTCAGTAAGACTGGTAACCAGGACCGGTTGTGCTGCGCGACCTGTTGGCAGGACGGTGCCGGGTATTGGTCCTTTGTCGGCTACGCCGACGAATGCGGCCGTAGAAGTGCTGACTCCCTCAATAGGTCGGACACCGGACGACACTTCCTGAACGTATACACCCGGATGGAGAAGTTCTGGCATGGTATCCTCCTCTAATGTTTATCAGTCGCGGATGAACTGAAGACTAATTTACGAAACGGATTTTCTGGCCCTTTGTGGAATACGGTTTACCCTTGGCAAGCTTTTTACGATTAGAAAATTTCGAAGGCTCTGAGGTACATCGAGTACACATTGCGGAAACACGCACAAAGCATCGTGGTCAACGGGGGAAGTCCGAGACAGTCGTATGCGTGAGGACCATGCGAGGAGTCACACGCGAACGATTGAAAAAATTGTAGCGCGAAATTTACTCTCCGGTTGTTGATCTGTCAACAACTTATTAATCAGCAACTTGCTGACGTTAACCAGGAATGAACTCTAGCGTATTCGCGAGGCGCTCTGGTTCGGCGAAGCCGTCCACCCATTTTCGCGAGGCTTTAGTGTTGTACTTCTCGCCGAACGCTGCCGTAACTGCATCAAGAATACGCGCGCTGCGAACGGGCTTGCCGCGAACAGGAATTTCGCGCTCTCCGATCTGAATCGTCCCAGCCGGTTGCTTCCGAAACGCGCGGAACCATCCGGTCGGTTTATCACTCCACGAGCGCGCAAAGATTCTCCCCTCAACCACGACCACCCACACACCTGTGTACTTATGTTCAGTCCCAGCACGAACACCCATGATCTTCGCGATCTGTGCTGCTTCGATGATGGACCGGGAAAACGGCATGGTTCACCTCCAAACAAAGCCAGGGACATGGTCTACCTGTATATTTTCCCATTCCAGCGAAGAGTCTTTCGCGCGAACTTGCGGCCGTTATCGTCGATCTTTCCGTGTTCGCTGTCGACGTAAATGATGAAGCTCGGTGCTAAGGATTGTCCGCGGATGATCTTCAATGGTGTGATGGCGGGTGTGGCGTTGAATAACATCGCCGAGGAGATCTCGTTTGTTGGTCCGTGATCGCCGCGAAAGAGATTC